TAATATTCCTTTCTTAATTGAATGCTCCTACACAACGTCGGGTGCGACGCTTGTGTGGGGTAACGGTGCTGCATCTCCTGGCAGTGGAACGGCTACTTCAACCGGATCTTCTCAGTGGTACATCGGAGGTGGAAATGATGGAGTGCATCCAATCAATGGATGCATTGGTGAGTTTATCACATATAACACACAGTTAAGTGCTACTAATCGACAGCTAGTTGAAGCATATCTAATTTCAAAGTGGGGTATTGATTATACCGCATCCCTGATTTCAAACGCAACAAGTCCAACAAGTGTAGTTGGCAGTGTCTCGATTGCGAACCAGGCGATTGCAAACATTCTTTTGCCGACGTACACATCGAATGCGCCCTTTGCGTCTCTACAGCCCTTTACACGCGTCTTCCAACCAACGGATATACCCGGATGTGCATTGTGGTTGGATGCCGCCGATGCGTCGACTATAACTGGAACTACTACCGTAAGCGCATGGAGAGATAAGTCGGGGAATGGAAATAATACAATAACCATAGGAGGCTCGCCAATTTATAGCAATAATTCTATTATACTAAATGGTTCCAGTACATATTTGTTTGGTCCCTATACCAACACAAGCCAAAAAATGAGTATATTTGTTGTTGGAACTGTAGATTTTTCAGTGAATTACGGTGCTTACAGTCGATTACTTTCACTCGGTACAGCGATATCAAATGACTATAACAATGTAGCATATACTGCAATTCTTCACAATCCCAGTAACACACAAATTGGAGGATATAGAAATGCTGTTACCAACTTTGGTTCAGTTACAACAAACGTACCGTTTCTAATTGATCTGGTATATGACGGCGTAAACAGTACAAACTATATAAACGGTAATTCTGGTACCACAGTTGCATCTACTGGTACATTTATCACATCTTCATATAGTATTGGTCGTGACGTTGGAAATATAGACGGAACTTCACCTACGTATAGTTACTCATATTGGCCGGGAAGTGTTAGCGAGGTTATTATTTATAACCAATCTCTCTCGACGTCGCAGCGTCAAGCCGTCGAAGGCTACTTGGCGGGGAAGTGGAGAATTTCAATTAGCACCTCAAATCACCCATATTACAGTATTCCGCCGTCGACCCAGGCAGGCGAGATTTACAAGAAGTTTGTCATTGCGGTCTTAGATCCTACCGTTGGTCTTTCTACAACTACGTGGACGCCGGCTATTGCTGGTACGCTGAGTAACGTAGCCCCTGGTTGGCTCTCGTCTGCCGGTAACAACTGGACCCTTGTGGGTTCCCCGACAACCGTCTCGACCGGACCAAGTGTAGCCCTTTCTTTCAACGGAACAACTCAATATACACGCGATCCCACGGGTGTACCGCAGACAAGTGCATTTACGATTGATGTTTGGATTTACCCCACTGCAGTAAGGAACGCGTGCGTTATCGGTGAGTCAAACTCAGGGTCATACCAATGGACATTACTGTATCTTTCCTCAACTGGCGGTATTTATTCGGGTCCATACTTTTACGGATCTGCGATTGGTTCGGGAATGGGTGTAGGATCCTACACATCAAATAAATGGTACAATATTGTCATTACAAATACTGGCGGCACAACCAACACTGCAGCTGCACCAGCATTAAACAGTAGTTTAGTAAGCTACGTAAACGGCATCCAAACAAATAGTGCAGCGTATGCCCGATGGGCGCCTCCTGGACCCGTGCTTACGTACATCGGTTCGAATACAAGCTATAGTACAACAACGGGTTTCTTTCAGGGGTATATTGGAGGCTATAAGCAGTACGCAGTTGTATTGTCTCCCGCCCAGGTTCAACAGAACTACAATGCGTGGGCATGGCGGTTCAATATGCCATTAACAAGCGCGCCCTTTGCGCTACCGGGTGGATTAGTCTTTCACTTGGATGCAGGAAATCCTCAAAGTTATCCGGGTTCAGGTTCAACGTGGACAGACCTTGTGACGGGTATCGCGATGACGCTTGTGAACAGCCCAGTATACGCTTCAAGCTTTGGTGGATTCTTCATCTTTACTCCTGCATCCAGTCAATATGCGTACTCTACAACCGCCCTACAAACGCTACCCACGTGGTCTATTGAAGTTTGGCATCAATACACGGGTGTCTTTAATGCACCAAATAACCAGCCTTCGATTGTCACTCAGATATATCCAGGATCCACGAGTGTTATACAATATACGCTGGGTAGCGCTAGTATTGCAGCAAACAATCTTCAAACAGGGTTCTACAATGCTGGATGGAACGCCACATCAACTTCATATGCATTTCCGTTCTCGAATGCATGGTACCATATCGTTGGCACCTACAGCGGTCCAAGTGGCGGACTTATCAATCTTTACGTAAACGGAGCCTTGGCTATATCAACGGCAAATACGGGAACCGCAGCATCCAACACATCTGGAATCAACTTGATGAAACGGTGGGACAATCCAGACTACTGGGGTGGTAGTCTTGCCACTGTGCGAATCTATAGCCGAGCACTGCAGTCTATCGAAATAAATACCATATTCAATGCCACACGAAGACGGTTTAATATTTAGTTGCAAGAAGATCGCTAGTCTAGCACTTCGACACGTGAATCCTCAATGTGGACCCTAGAATCGAATAGGACGTCTGTACGCCAACACAGAGTGCCTGAACTGCCGCATTGGTCACCCCCATATCCTGCTTCATCAAATATGTGATGTAATCATAGACCGAGCGTATCACTCCATCTGAACAGATGTTGGGTGGTGAAAGCTCGAGCTGTTGCACAATAAATCCGCACGGAAATCCATTCGAAGCCCATACGAAGAGCGATGAGCGCAGGGTATCGCGGGTCGCATTCAGGAGCACCGACAATGTAGCTAGATCCTTCGCTTCTTGGTTCTTAACGGCACCATGACTTGCGAGGAGCTCGGCAATGTCAATCACCATTGGAGTCGAAGTCGTTCCAACCTCTGCGGACGGAAACATCGATAGGTCTGGTCCAGTAGGTCCGGTGCTTTCCACTAGAACATTTACTTGTTCGGGTCCAGTAGGTCCGGTGCTTTCCACTAGAACATTTACTTGTTCGGGTCCAGTAGGTCCGGCGGAGTCCATTTGTGAAACTATGGCGATTTTTAACAGCAGAGAAAGAACAAGATGAGCGCGTTTTTATCTAGATACACTCCAGGCGTTGGAGTGACGACGTGTGCCCCAAATATATGTGTTGGACCGGCTGGTCCTCAGGGTACTCCGGGTGGTCAGGGTCCTCAGGGTCCTCAGGGGTTTCAGGGACCACAAGGAGTCGCCGGAAGTGCTACAAATCCAGGTCCTCAGGGTCCTCAGGGTATTGCTGGTGGAGGAGCGACGGGTCCTCAAGGAGCTACAGGTCCTTATGGTCCGGCAAGTAGCGTAGCAGGACCACAGGGAAACCAAGGATCAACGGGTCCAACGGGAGCACCGGGCTCTGCGACAAATACCGGTGCAACAGGACCTACATCTGCTGTAACTGGACCCACGGGGGCGACTGGACTTCCAGGCAGTGCAACAATGACGGGTCCGACCGGGGTGACCGGTGTTACCGGACCTACTGGACCTGTTGGATCGCAAGGTAACCAAGGGTCTACCGGGCGAACAGGGGCAACCGGAAGCACCGGTGTCACAGGTACTCAAGGTGTAACCGGACCCACTGGAGCTCGGGGAAATCAGGGTCCACCGGGATACGCAGGTCCAGTGGGGGCAATTGGACCCATTGGACCGACAGGAAATACAGGACCACTCGGAACAACAGGTCCGACTGGATGGACTGGACCTACTGGCTCGTCAAAGGGTCCGCAGGGTCCACAGGGTCTACAGGGTCCCGCAGGTGTTCAGGGTCCCAGAGGCAATCAAGGACCTCAGGGATTTGGAGCTCAAGGCAACCAGGGTGCAACTGGACCTACTGGTATTCAGGGCGCAACTGGACCCTATAATTCCCCCGCGTATTACACTGGAGCAATCAACTTTACATCTCTGACAACGATTCCCTATGTTGAAACTGAATCCGTTGAGTCAAGTGTTCCACTGAGCAACAGAATCCTTATCCAGGGATACAAGTGTGGATCCCTATCGAATATCGCAGGTGTTCTGACGATTTATCCCGTTTCAAATGCATCATACTCAACCAGTAACTGGACACTTACAATGTCAGTCAAATCAACGGTTGATGGTCCAACAGCCACGTACACTGTATATTATTACGGTCTTACATAAGTATAATGTACGTCTCGTACTCTCCGCGGTCTACGACTGCGTGTACTCAACCCGTTCGATACATTCCTGGAGCACAAACTGGACCTCAAGGACCTGTTGGACCCGCGACATACACGGGACCCAGAGGGGTTACTGGAAGTAGGGGATACCCCGGATCTATCTCGATCAATGGTGCACAGGGACCTCAAGGTACAATTGGAACATCTGGACCGACGGGGACCCAAGGTTTCGCAGGACCAACAGGAGCTACTGGCATCACAGGTAAGACCGGTACAACAGGAAAGATTGGTCCGAATGGATTAACTACAACCTATGGTGCCACGGGAAACACGGGTCCACATGGACCAACTGGTAATACAGGTCCTCGGGGTATGAGCGGATCAACGGGTGCCGATGGGTACACTGGCTCGACCGGCGCAACAGGGAAGACTGGTCGACAGGGTCCGACGGGTGTGATGGGTGTGATAGGTCCCACTGGAACCCAAGGTCCAACGGGTGCAACGGGTGTGGCACAAACTGGACCCAAAGGAGTTGATGGGCGTCAGGGTCCGAATGGAACGAGCATAGGAACTACGGGTATCACTGGACCGTCTGGACCAGTAGGACCTACGGGTAACGGATACAAGGGGAATACCGGAATGGTCGGACCCACTGCGACTGGATCTGGGGGTATAACGGGTACGCAAGGAACCCAGGGAGCAGTTGGACCCCAAGGATCTATCGGAGACATAGGAAATACAGGTACACTCGGACCTCAAGGTACTCAAGGTACTCAAGGTGTGATTGGACCCACCGGAACCACGGGACAAGTGGGTGGACCACTCCCAATGGGTGTCTCTGGGGCATCTTCAAATACAGTTAACACATATATTCCAGATCAAACGTACATATTCGGACCAGCTACCACAACTGTACCAAATGCTTCAAACTTTATATTGAATGGGATCGAGTGGTCAAATGCAACCGTCTCAAACTATCCACAAGTTGTAGAGTTATACGCACTTCAAGGATCAACAACGTGGTCGATGTTTGGAACTTTTTACTTTCCTATAGGCGCACCGCATTCTGTGAGTGGGTCAAACGTAACATTCTATTATGAATATATGTAATAAGATGGACTACTATTTGACACTTGAGCACTGGAATGCACTCGTCAGGCACATGAAAGACTCGGAGCGAGAGTTTGATGTGACTGCCTACAAAACTGAACAACTTGCAAAGGATATCCTGCGAGTTATTCGGAGTACCCGTTTTCGCCAAGCACTTTTATTCAAGCAACAGCGCGGCGAAGAATATGAGAAGTTTGTCGAGATGCTGCAAGGCGAATATGATCCTTCTGCTGTTGCGCGCGCGCTTGATAACGAAGAGTTCTGGGAAGCCTGTTTTTCTCTTCGTGTAATGTAATGTTTGACCAAAAAAATATCGCTCGTGTCATCGAGCACGGTCATTTCTTGATGGGAGCCGTTTTTACATGGTTCTGCTACTTGTTGACACATCCCATTGATCCATTGTATCTGCTGAGTGGTATTGTCATGATGCCGATATGGCTATATTGGTCTCATCGCACTCTTCATCTGATTCCTCTTGATTCGTGGTCATTGCTACCGGTCTTTCACATTTGGGGACATCACCACCAACCGAAACATATCCAAAATCGGACCCTCGAGCTCTTTGCAGAGACTGTGTGGGAAGTGTTCTTTTGGATTGTGGTTCCGATTTGGATTCAGCGAGCAACTGGGTTTCACTTTATGCCAGTAAGTATTGTGTTGCTAGGTGCGATTATGTGGATCTCTATCCACATTGTGAACTACTCAATGATTGGAAATGAAACACATTCTCGCCACCACCGTGATGTGCGAGTAAATTATGGTCCGGACATTCTTGATCATTTGTTCGGTACGAACTACGATCATACACACGAAGATACAACCTATTATGTCTTTAACGCAATGACGTCTGCATTGCTCGTGTTAATTATCAAACAGTATATTCAGTATGAAGAGTAATGGAAACGTGGGCAGTTGAACATTGGGAATGGGCTGTTCACAAGCTGATTTTTTGGGAAAAAGACGATGCACAAAAGGGTCGTATTATCCGCGTGATCCATTACTTTTTGGGCTTTGCATTGATCTTCTTGGTCGTATTTTCGCATTTGATTTATCCTACATTCTGGCTACAGACTGTAGCACTGGGCTTGGTCACATCGGTGTGGCTCCAACATATTACGTGTAATGGATGTGTGAGCTCAAAGGTGGAGCAGAAGCTGATTGGTGACACATCTAGTTTTGTTGATCCTGTTTTTCAGCTCTTCAAATTAGAGCCCTCGCAAGAGTTGGCAATCTTTACATTGATTATCATTAGCACAATGGCAACCAATATTTTATGGCTCGAGTGGATCGCCCGAGTGCACCACAAGCTTTTCCCTGTAGTGAACCATTTGCAAATGACTGCTTTTCAGCACGTGTTCTAACAAAACGGAATAGTCTACACACAAGAGTAAGAGATAATAAACATGGGTGATACTATCGTAGGCGTCCAGTTCGGCATTGCTAATCCCGAGAATCTTTTGAAGCGTTCTGTTGTGGAAGTCATTACGGATAAGACCTATCAGAATAATCAGCCTATTGCAAATGGAGTGTTCGATGCCCGCTTCGGCGTCATTGAGAATGGCAAGGTCTGTCCAACGTGCAAGCAGACAAATCAGTACTGTCCTGGGCACTTTGGTCACATTCGGCTGGCGCGACCGGTTTACCTTTACCAGTTCTTCGATATGGTGGAGAAGCTGGCAAATGTCATTTGCCTGAACTGCTCAAAGGTCCTTGCAGATGAGGATACTGTGCGAGCTCTGAAGTCAACGGGACTGTCGCGATTCAAGGAGGTCCGCGATCTTCGTCCGACGCCTAAGAAGAACGATGCATTTGAGTGCCCTCGTTGCCAAACCCCGATCTTCAAGAAGATTGCAAAGGTAATTGGTAAGGCAGCTACGCTAGAGGGTCAGCTTCTTGGCGATGATGTGCCTCCTACGGCGATCCAGGCTGAGATGATCCTGCGCGCCTTCCAGCGCATCACAGATGAGGACTGCAGAATGATTGGTCTCAATCCTGAGTTTGCTCGTCCCGAGTGGATGCTTTGCACGGTGCTTGCTGTCCCACCCCTCACGGTTCGCCCGTCTGTCGTGATGGACGACAACCAGCGTATGGAGGATGACCTGACACACAAGCTCATTGACATCCTCCGCGCCAACGACAAGGTTCGCGAGAAGATCGACAAGGGCGAGTCTGCAGATGTACTGGACAAGTATACTGCCAAGCTGCAGTACGATGTGGCGACCTATGTGGACAATGATATTAAGGGGTTGGAGCCATCTGCTCAGCGCTCTGGTCGTCCTCTCCGCACCTTGAAGTCTCGTTTCGGTGCCAAGACGGGTCGTGTCCGTGGCAACCTGATGGGAAAGCGCGTTGACTTTTCTGCTCGTTCGGTCATCACGCCGGATGCCAACATCGATCTGGATGAGCTCGGTGTTCCGGAGGAGATTGCCACCAATCTGACCTTCCCTGAGATTGTCAGTCCGTACAACCGCGAGCGTCTTCTGGGGTATGTCAAGAACGGTCCCGATACGCATCCAGGAGCAAAGTCAGTCTACCTGAAGGCAGACGACCGTACGGTTTCTTTGCGATATGTGAATCCGGATACGATTGATATTCGCGAGGGTGATGTGGTCCATCGTCACCTGATCAATGGTGACATTGTGCTCTTCAATCGTCAGCCATCTCTCCACAAGGCTTCGATGATGGCACATCGTGTGGTTGTTCTGCCGTACAGTACGTTCCGTCTGAACGTCTCCGCGACCCGTCCGTACAATGCTGACTTCGATGGTGACGAGATGAATATGCACGTGCCTCAGAGCATTGCATCGGCGACAGAGCTCCGCTACATTGCGAGCGTCCTCCGCAATATCATCAGCCCTCGTACGAACAGCCCAATCATTCAGCTCTTCCAGGACACGATGACGGGTGCCTACCGTATCAGTCAGCCCGGTGTTCTGGTTCCGGAGCCGATCGCGATGAACATCCTGGCGCGTATCAAGTTGCCGTTTGTTCGCAAGGGTGTTCCCTGGAAGGGCAGTGAGCTCATCTCTGCAGCCTTCCCGATGATCAACTACAAGGGCAAGATTAGTCTGAAAAACGGTCAGCTCTCCGAGGGCGATGTTCTCCAGAAGAGCTCGGTGAGTGGTCTGCTTCATGTGATCTACACTGATTTTGGTCCTGAGCGCACAGGTCAGATGATCAATGACATCCAGTCGATTGTCACACAGTACAATCTCTACACCGGCTTCTCAGTGGGTACATCAGACCTGATTGCCAACCAGGCTACCCGAGATTTCGTGGCTGAACAGCTTCAGACCGGACGCGACAAGGTGGCAAAGATCTTGTCAGATGTTCACGCAGGGCAGTACACGAACGAGATGGGTCTTTCGGATGGAGAGCAGCTAGAGGATGACATTTCATCCGCTCTCAAGGACGTCGCGGCGTCAATCAATACCAAGGTGATTGGATCGCTGGACAAGTCAAATCGGATTGTGCAGATGGTTGACTCAGGGTCGAAGGGTGGCGAGCAGAATATCACACAGATGGTGGCTCTGCTGGGTCAGCAGTTGATTGAGGGTCGCCGTGTTCAGTATACCCTCCAGGATCGTACTCTGCCTCACTTTGCAAGGTATGACGACGGCGTGGAGTCGCGTGGATTTGTTCAGCACTCCTTCGTGGATGGTCTGATGCCCGCCGAGTTCTTCTACCACGCACAGGCAGGTCGTGAGGGTCTGATTGATACTGCAGTCAAGACCTCAGATACCGGCTACATTCAGCGTCGTCTGATGAAGTCGATGGAGGACCAGCACGTCGAACACGATGGCACCGTGCGCAATGTTGCAGGGTCTGTGATTCAGTTTGTGTATGGTGAGGATGGTGTCGATACCGTTGCCGTGGAGTCACAGACATGCGAACTGGCGTTGATGACGCTGGAGAACATCTACCGCGAGTATTCTCTGACACCCGAAGATGTGAACCCATTCTTGACTGAGAGTGTCACTGAGGTGGATGACATGGTGGAGAGTATCATTGCTGATCGCGAGATGTTTGTCAAGTCTGTGTTCCGGTGGCGCAAGAATGACACGGTTCTGGCACCGGTGAATCTCAAGCGACTGATCACCAAGTATGCAAATACGTATGCAACCAAGACAGATCTGACCCCGACAAATGTCGTGGCTGGACTGAATCGCTTGATCAAGGAGTTTCCTAATAGCAAGGTCTTTCATGCTCTGCTTAGGTACTATCTGTCGCCCAAGAAGTCGATTGTGATCCACCGCTTCAGCCAGGCGCTGTTCGACGAGCTGATGCGTGACATTCGCTACCGCTACATCAAGAGTCAGACGCACGCGGGTGAGATGGTGGGCGCCCTGGCTGCTCAGTCTATTGGTGAGCCCACGACTCAGCTTACACTGAACACCTTCCACTCTGCAGGTACGGCAAAGGCAAACGCTACGGCAGGAGTGCCCCGAATTGAAGAGCTGTTGTCTGCTTCGGCGAACCCGAAGAAGCCCGGTAACACGGTGTATCTGATGCCGGATATCTCGAATGATCAGCAGGCTACGATTGAGAAGATGAAGGAGATCCAGCGTACGACTCTGCGCGACATTACCAAGTCGGTCCGCATCTACTATGATCCACCCGCATCGGGTACGGTGGTCGAGGAGGACATGGAGATTCTTGCACTCTACCAGCAGTTCTCGATTGATAAGGGCGAGACATGTGCATCCCCCTGGATTATGCGCTTGGAGCTGAATGATCAGGAACAGGCAGCTCGTAGCATCACCGATCTGACGGCGGTAATCACGAAGCTTCGCATCAACAGTGCTACGAATAAGATTGTCGATTGTATGCACTCAGATGAGTCCGGAGCAAAGATCATTCTGCGCTTGACGTTTGATGACGCTGCGGTTAAGAACCCGACGACCCTTCGCTTCCTGGAGGACAAGATTCTAGATACGGTTCTGACCGGTGTGGATGGCGTGGGTGGTGTTCACCTCCGCAAGATCAAGAATGAGCTGGTCTATGACGAGAAGGTGGCTGGATACTCCCAAAAGGAGCAGTATGTTCTGGACGTGGACGGCACCAACATGTACCAGCTCATGGTGTTCCCGGGTGTCGACGGAACTCGTACATTTTCGAACGATATCCACGAGATCAATGACGTCTTCGGCATTGAGGCTGCTCGGCTGGCGATTTTCGAGGAATGCTCAGAGGTCTTCGTATCAGAGAAGGTCAACTACCATCATCTCTCCGTGCTGGTGGACTCAATGACATTCAGTGGTCGTATTGTAGCTGTGAACCGCTTCGGTATGAACAAGAATGAGACGGGTGTTCTTGCTCGATCCTCATTTGAGGAGACCAGTAAGAATATGTTTAACGCCGCGATGGGCGCAGAGTATGATACGATGCGCGGTGTCTCTGCGAATATCATGTTCGGTCAGAAGCCACCTTGTGGAACTGGCTTTGTGGACATCCTGGTGGATGAGTCGCGTCTCCCCGATGGTCAAGATGAGGAACCTGAGGATAAGACACTTGAGGAGGTGAATCAGAAGCTCGGTGCTCTACCCGAGTCTGTGTGCAGGATGGAGGACATCTTGATGGCCTGGTGATTCTCTAAAACATCTTTCTCAGCCAGCGCATACTACGACCGCCAAACATCGGCGCGGAAACAGCAGGGGCCGGTGTGTTCAGAACAAGAGCGTAGAAAGGATAGTAAACTGTTGCAAAAAAGAAGTCCAGGATCGCCCAACCGATCGACCCGTACTTTGCATATGACAGACTGGCTGCTCCAAGTGACCACAGAAACGCAAGAAGAATACCAAATACGGTGCCTGCAATCGCCCATCCGCTCATAGTGGCAGTGGCAGTTGTATCAGGGGCATCGGGAGCGGGGGCTGGAGGATTCGGAGGCGAGGAAGGCATCTTTAGTAAATAATAGGGAAACAAAGTAATGGTCAACTTGACACATCCAGAACTCGAAGAAATTCAAACACCTTCTCTTCCAGGAGCAAGCATTGAAGCATTAAACGCCATTCGGAGTCGACTGTGTAACTCTGCCGTATCTGACTATACACTCCAGCCACAGCAAAAGTTTTTGCGTCGTGTTCTATCTCCTGACTCTCCGACACGTAATCTGCTAATGGTCCACGGAACGGGCGTGGGTAAGTGTCACGGTCGAGGGACCGAGATATTAATGTACAATGGATCCATTAAGTTAGTTGAAGATATCGTCGAGGGGGATCTCTTGATGGGAGATGACTCGACGCCGAGAACAGTTGAGTCGCTTGCCAGAGGACGTGATCAGATGTACAGAGTTACGTCTATAAAGGGAGAGTCCTATGTTGTGAATAGTGAACACATTCTCTGCCTTCAACATACGTCGACTCGGAACAGTATTACAGAAATTACTGTGACTGATTTTTTACAAACGAGTGCAAAGACTCAGCGTAACTTGAAGGGATATCGAACGTCAATTGACTTCGCTACAGTTACCGTTGATTTTGATCCCTATGTACTCGGTCTTTGGTTAGGAGACGGCTCGCAGAGGGATCCTGTAATTTCTTCACAGGATGCGGTGATTCTTCATTATCTTCGCGAATTTTGTCATCAAAATAATTCACGCCTTACATTTCAGAGTGGATATGACTATCGCATATCTGCTATTTCTAAGCAGTATGAGAACGTATTCTTGAGTTTTCTGAAAAGACACAATCTCATCGATAACAAACACGTTCCTGATCTATACAAGATCAATTCAAGAGCGGTTCGGCTACAAGTATTGGCGGGACTTATTGATACAGATGGATATCTTAGTAACAATACATATGAAATCATTCAAAAATCAAAGCAAATAACAGATGACATTGTGTTCATTTCGAGGTCGGTTGGTCTTGCAACTACAACCCGCGTGGTCGAAAAGTCATGTATATATCTAGGACAGCGAGTGACGGGATTCTATTACCGTACGTTCATATCCGGAGATATTGATATGATACCTGTCAAGCTGTTAAGAAAGAAGGCATCTATTCGTACACAGATAAAGGATGTCTTGCGCTACGGGATCACAGTAACTCCTATGGGCGAGGATGAGTATTACGGATTTATGATAGATGGTAATCATCGTTATGTTCTTGGTGACTTTACGGTAACGCATAATACGTGCACGGGTATCCAGATCGCAGAGGAGTACATTATGCGTCCAGAGTTTCAGGACAAGAAGGTCTTGATCATTGCATCTCATGCTGTACAGGAAAACTTTCGCACACAGATTTTTGATATGAGCCGCGTTAATCTGGATAAGATAAGCGGAACCTTAACTTCGAAACAGTGTACAGGTCGTCGTTATCTGGATATGCTCCTCCGCATCGAATCAGAGCCGACTCGCTGGGATGATCCTGATATTCGGTCTAGGTTGGAGACCACAGTTGATCGCATCATCAAGGAGTTCTACGAGTTTCAAGCATATAACTCATTTGGCGATCGTATCAACAAGAAGCTAGAGGGAACGGAGGCAGATATGGATGTAGCATGGATTCATGAGAACTTTGACAATCGCCTAGTGATCATCGATGAGGCACACAATATCACGACAGAAGCAACGGAGGTTGCACGCGCGCTAAAGCACCTGGTACAGACTGCAGATGGAATGGTACTGGTACTGCTGACTGCAACACCAATGTACGACACGTATCAAGACATTGTCTTTTTTATGAATCTCTTTCTATGGAATGAGCGGAAGCAGGAGTTCGGAACATCTCTAAAGGCATCTGATTTTTTCACTGAGGATGCTGATCTGAAAGGGGGTGAATCCGAAAAGAAGTTTCGCGAATGGTGTCAAGAGTATGTATCGTATGTCAAGGGAGAGAGTCCCTTTACATTCCCCTTTCGTCTGCCTCCACCGGTAATTGCTGATCCCAATGCGATGAAAATGGGATTCAATAACCACGAGATCCCCGATGACCATCGAATCAAATATCTGAGCTTGGTTGCATCGACACCTACTAACAAACAACTGGAAGTCCTGATTGCCGGACGTCACGAGGATGATCGAGAAGATGATACGAAGCGGAAAGCTTTGATGACGCCGACGCTATCTGTATTACCTGGCAACAAGGAGTTCACAGATGTCTTTAAGGTCGAGAAGGGCAAGCTCTCGTACACCGGGGAAGACTTCTTGACGCCTGCGAATCTACCCAAGTACTCCTCCAAGTTCGTATCTGTTATTGAATCAATCGATAAGTCATCTGGGGTCTGTATGGTCTATTCAAACTATGTGAAGCGAGGTGCACAGCTGTTTGCAGCTGCCCTCGAGGAGCACGGGTATACTGCATATGACAGCTCGAAGAATCAGTTAGTAAAGAATTCGTATGCCGGACGTTCAAAGGGCAAGTACATTTTGGTGTCGTCCGATGCATCCGATGCAGAAATTAGTAAAATGTTGGCAGCCGTCAAGAAGCGTGATAACGTTGATGGTAAGAAGGTAAAGGTTGTGGTCACAAGTCCCCTAGCTACAGAAGGCATTGATTTCCGATTCATTCGTCAGGTTCATATCTTGGATCCTTGGTGGAACATGAGTCGTATTGAGCAAGTTGTGGGTCGCGCACTTCGCACTTGTTCTCATCAAGATCTGCCTGTTAAAGAACAAAACTGCACAGTGTATCTCCACGTGGTTCGCCCAGAAGCCGATCGCGAAGCTTTTGATGAATATACGTATCGTACCAAGGTTGAAACAAAGGGTATCCGGATTGCCAAGGTCCGCAAGATCATGGCAGAGTCTGCAATGGATTGCCCCATGCAGGTTTCCTTGCCAGCCGATTGGCGCGAGCTGGTTGTTCCTCAGACTCGAGATGAAAATAAGGAGGATGTTGCCTATCGTCTGAAGACAATGATGGCTCCAGCATTCGATGAGTCTCCTAATGTTGAACAGTGTAAGGTGACTCCTTCGGAACCTGATCCAGATCACGTGCGCCCGCTGTCATCGTATCTTGATTCGCGCGATGAAATTCTCACCAAGGTAGGTAAGTTATTTGTGGACAAGTCAATCTGGGATCGTGAGCACCTGTTTTCGGCTCTTCGACCGTTCAGTCGTGATGTGGTTATCTATATCTTGCAACAAGCCATTTCATCTGCCTTCCGCTTCGTTGATGCATTTGGACGCCCGAGTCTGCTTGAGTCAAAGGGTGATTTGTATGCCCTGGCTCCAATTGGGGTACCTTCGAGTACACTAGTTGAGCGAACAACAAAGCCTGTCAAGCCAGTGGACATAGATCTTCCCGAACCACCTGCTGAAGAAGAGGCGCCACCACCCGAGGTATCCCTCGATCTGCTAAATACCAAGCGCCAAGCCTTCAAGTGGCCCAAGGATGCAGCTACACGATTCTCGGAGGAAGTGCGCAATGGGTTTATCTTTGATCACGAGTTCAGTCCTGCTGAGAAGAAGGCATACTTGGCAACCCAGCCCAACCTACCCTTCGCTAAACGTCTGTATGTTCCCGACTCCGACATTGTGGTCACGGGAGCTGATCTTGGTCTGGTCGGTGAAGATCTGACCAAATATGAGGGATGGCGTGATGCTCTGATCGAGAAGTTCATTGGTGACAAGGGCAGTCTCTTTGCTTCGATTGCCAGCAATGGACGCCTGACACTATCGCCGTCTACATCAGCCGAGGGTGTGGTGACGCGAACCATTGCCGACAAGAACTTTATGCCCACTGTCTGCGGAACGGGTGCAAATAAGATGGCCTATCTGCGCGACCCTTTAGCAAAGTTCATTGACAATCAAGGTCTGGGATTAGCAGCAGGGTTGGCTGGAGAAACTATTTGCATTTATCTTGAACTGTTGGCGCGGGAAGAGCATAACATCAAGTGGTATACTCCAGAGGAACTGAAGGTATTGGATTCCTTGTCTGGAAAACTCAAAGACAAGGTGAAGAAGGGTCTGAAGGCGTAGTGATTAAAACGAAATCCTCTTCTTCAAGACACAAGAAGGCACAATGGACGCACTTTATGAACGTCGTGAGCTCACTCGAAATGTTCACATTGATGCCCGATTCCTTCAGCGCAATATCCACGCAAGTCTTGTTGCCCAGCTCCGTCACAAGTATGAAGGGATCTGTCTTCCCGAAGGGTATGTGCAGCCTCGAAGCATCACAATCACAGAACACTCCTTCGGTCGCACCAATATTCTGAAAGGTGGTCTGGACTACTCGGTTCGGTTTCAGGCGGATATGTGTTTGCCCCACGCGGGTCAGGTGTTCAAGGCACCTGTGACGCTGAAGAGCAAGATTGGTCTGCATGCAGAGACGTCTCCCATCAAGATTCTGTTACCCCGTGACTTACACATCGGCAATCCCGACTTTGACGAGGCGGAGATCGGTCAGGACATTGAGTTTGATGTTGTGGGAACCCGTTTCCAGCAGGGTGATGAATCGATCGTGGTTCTGGGTAAACTTCGCCAAGTGGTTCGTCCGGCTGTTCAGGAGGAGTCAGTTGATCCAGAGAAGACAGATGTCATCGCAGCACCAGTTGGAACAGGCGACTCGGAGAAGCGCACAGTGACCGTTGATATTTCAAAGACAAAGGCACCCGGTGAGTCGCGTAGGAAGAAGATGGTAAGGACTGTGGCGGTAGAGACAAATGAACCGAAATCGCAAGGAAGCGTTGAAGGAAAGCCTGGACCGTCTTGATGCTCACGAACATGCTCAAATCTTCGGTATTATCAAAAGGTACACGGAGAGCTTTACAAAGACCCAAACTGGTGTGCTGGTATCCTCCGACGTACTCTCAGATGCATGTATGCTCGAGATGGAAAAGATGGTCACTTTTTACCTTGATCAGCACAAGCAGATGGAGGCTCATGAAGTTGAGCGCAAGACCTACGAGCGAAGGTAAAAATGGATGGTTTTCATTCACATATATAGATAAGGAACTATGGATACCCTTCTTTCCGCTACGGCACTTGCCAGCCTCAAGGAGTTTGCAACAATCGCAAAGGAAGACAAGCACGCAGAACTCGAATGTAAGCTACTGAGCAACCAAATTAACACCAAGGACGTTGCAGACCGCATTGTCAAGACTATTCAAATGTATTCGCGAGGAGCTCCCATTGACGAGCATCACGCAACATTCTCATATTCCGATGGGCTTCGAGTTGTAGTCATTGGAGCTGAAAACATCCACAAGGTCTGCACAACAGGAAGTTTCAGGGGAGTTCCCCTCACCGTTGAGCGCAAGCGACGCTATTTTGAGGTTGTGACGGCGCTCAAGGACAAGAAGGATACCATCGATGTCCCGGACGCCGGTGTCCGCATCACCCTTCGTCATGAGGAGCACCTTCGCAAGGACTTCTCGGGTGCTCCAATGGATTCGGCGAGTTTTGTTCGCATCATTCACCGCAAGTCTTGGACATCTATCGACGGCATCGTTCGATTTGACTTCTCGTTGACCAAGTCCAAGACGAAGCAGACCAAGACCTTTGCAGATATCTTGAAGCAGAATCCCACATACGAACTGGAGCTTGAGGTGGTCAACACTGAAAAGAGTGTCGAGGAGATTGTCGGATCAGTCGTCCTTCATATCTCACCCATTCTCGCTGCCTTTCAAGGATCGCAGTTTGTATTGCCCTCGTCAAACATGCAGCGTTATCTGGCTGAGTTTGAGATGATGCGAATCCCGTTTCTGAACCCCGTGACCCTCGAGCGTCGCCATCTTATTTCCGAGCGCCCGAACAACATCCTAAAGGGGTACACGGTCACGAACAAGGCTGATGGCGAGCGCTGCTTCTTGGTTGTGATGAGGGATCGTCGCCTTCTGCGAATCACTCCGAGCTCAGTTGTGACCTGGACCGGACTGACGGCAACCAATGAGATTCACGTCGGGGACATCATTGATGGCGAGTATCTTGCCGAGCGCAATCAGTTCTATATCTTCGACATGTACTGCTATCGCAACCGAGATCTCCGCCGTCTGCCTCTCTTTGTTGATGAGCAAGACACGACCAAGTCCCGTCTGGGATTTGCACGAGCATTTGTGGCAGATATTCCGAGGGACTTCACATCCCTTCCAGGCAGTAAGCCTCTCCGCATCTCGACGAAGATGTTCCTCTCGGGTGATGGCGAGGCAATGCAGGAGGCGATCCGCAAGATGCTTGACACAGACTTTGACTATCCGATTGACGGTCTGGTGTTCACACCCCGAGCTTCATCTGTCGGTCCGATTAATGAGCGTCGTGGCAAGACGTGGCTCACGGTGTATAAGTGGAAGCCGTCGTCGCACAACAGCATCGACTTTCTGGTCAAGTTCAAGAGCGGTGAGAGCTTCGACGGAACACTGAGTAAGCGAGTCATCAAGGGCACGCTATATGTCTCCAGAACGCCGGGTGATATTGTGTATCCCTGCGAGACGATGACGGGTGAGTATGTGCCTCCAGAAATTAGCCACGAAGAGCGAGTACGGTCATCGGTCAATGATCGCATGCCGTCCCCCTTTCAGCCTACGGTTCCTCGCGCACCTGAGGCGCAAAATATCAACCTACCGCTGAACGACAAGGGCGTTCCGGTGGACGCGGAAGGAAACCGCGTACAAGACGACACGATCATTGAATGCTCGTACGATGTTGAGCTGGGTCGGTGGGTCATTATGCGGACACGCCACGATAAGACGTATCAGTATCAGGTTCTCAAGCGTCCGCAGTTTGGTAACGACATTGCAGTTGCCGACTCGATCTGGACAAACATCCACGTCCCGATCACAGAGGATATGATTCGGAACCTAGTGGATACTCCTCCAGACGCAACCTTCGAGGACGATCTGTACTATCGCGACAACCTAGACGCTCGCGATCGGATCCTCCGAGATGTCTACGGCTTCCACAATCGAATCAAGGACGATCTGTATCGCCAGTGCATTAAGCGCGGTGACTCCTTGCTGGAGCTGGCAGTTGGTCGGGCGGGTGATCTGTTGAAGTGGAAGCGGACAAAGCCATCGCTGGTTGTGGGCGTAGACTCGTCTCTGGCATGTATTACCTCCCCGCGCCAGGGAGCCTGTGTTCGCTACTTGAAGGAGAAGGCGAATCACCCGACCGAGTACCTGCCACCCGTCCTCTTCATCTGTGGTGATATGACCAAGCCACTGTTTGAGGGAACCAACAAGTATGCTAACATCGTAGCTGGATCGCAGCCCGCTACCACTCCGTACCTGGAGACCTTTGCAGGGCATACCGAGTTTGATGTGATCTCCTGTCAGATGGCGATCCACTACGCATGTGAGTCTGACGATGCATTCGATGCCTTTGCCACTAATCTTGAGACCCACGGCAAGGGTCTCTTCTTCGGAACTTGCCTGGACGGTGCTGCGGTTTATTCACTGCTGATGGGTAAGCAGAGTCACATCTTCCGATCTGGTCGACAGGTGTTTGGCGAATTCGTCAAGGAGTATGATGATGGAACGGGCTGGTCTGAGACATTCGGCAATGCAGTATCAGTGCACCTAGAGAGCTTTGCACAGCCTCAGAAGGAGTACCTGGTTCCCTTTGAAAAGATGGTTGACGTCCTAAAGAAGCATGGATACAATCTGATCGGCAGCGTAATGTTTGCCGATCACTATGCAGAGCAAAATAGCATTGTCTTCTCCCAAGAGCATCAGGCATTTAGCTTCCTTCATCGGAGCTTTGTCTTTGAGCGGGGAGAGGTAGTTAAGGAGAAGCAAGTCGTCGAGATTCCCACTGCAGACGAGGAGGATGAGAACCTGGACGAGAAACTCGAGAAGGCGAAGGAGGTATGGGATGAGGCGTTTGAGAAGAACAAGATGTCAAATGCGGCTCCAGGCTATGTTACATCAGAGGAGGTTGAGAAGCTGAAGGCGAAGTTCGAGGAGATCCGCGATAAGATCCGTCTTAAGCGTGGTCAGAAGGACACCCGCTCAGAGCAAGAGTCACCCGAAGAGGCGGCTAAGCCAGAGAAGAAGCCTCGTACAAAGAAGATCAGTACAGCGCGCATTGATGGTGGTGGAGAGAAACCCGTTCTGTTCTTTGGTGCTGATGAAGGAAAGGGCGAGTGGCGTGTCTTGTCCAACATGTATGAGGCGCCGTTCCAGGTGGATTCGATCACATTTCCAACGGTCGAGCACTACTTTCAGTGGGCAAAGGCGAAGAAGTTTGGCGATGGGTTCATTGCCGACAAGATCCTGAAGACGCCATCTCCAAAGGCAGTGAAGGCATTCGGTAAGAAGGTCAAGGACTTTGTGAAGGAAGATTGGGATAAGGTCAAGGACGGCGTTATGCGCACAGGTCTGAAGGCAAAGTTTATGCAGCACCCTGACCTGAGGACCAAGCTGATTGAGACGGGAGTCAAGCCAATTGGCGAGGCGTCTGCTCGCGATAAGTACTGGGCAATCGGTACGTCTGCTGATACATCCAAGGCATCCGATCCTACAAAGTGGCCTGGTAAGAATGTACTTGGCAAAATGCTGTCTGACCTTCGCAAGGAGCTGAAGGACTAAGCGGTTAAAGAGAAACAACAACAAACTAAGTAGAAACAATGAAATATCCAAACATCCTCTTTTTTAGATATGAGACGTATGCCGTGATCGACATATTTCTCAATACAAATGAGAACATACTAAACTGTAACTTGAATTTTACATCTAATCCAGACGATGTTCTGAAGATGTTTGATTGTAACTATCACATCTTGGTTACGTATGGCGAGAGTGAGGCAGAGTATTACCCTGTAATGAACAACCTGGTGAACCGGATGCGGATGCGATGGATTCACTTTAAGGAGATTAAGAGCATCAATGCATTCAACAATGGTGTAAACTTCTGCTATATCCACAATGCTCTTCTTCCTCACGAGATGACCCGCCCGGTGTTTTCTACCTTTACAACCTGCTACAATTCATATGAAAAGTTTCGTCGTCCGTACGAGAGCTTGAAGAACCAGGTGATGCGTGACTGGGAGTGGGTTGTACTGGACGATTCTCCAGATGAGAAGCACTTTGAGTTCTTGAAGGGTCTTGTTGGTAATGATCCTCGTGTCCGCCTGTACAAACGTGCAAAGAACAGTGGTAATATTGGTAACGTGAAAAATGAAGTTGTGTCAATGTGCCGTGGCAAGTATGTGCTGGAGCTGGATCACGACGACGAGATTCTCCCTGACTGTCTGGCAGATGCAGTGAAGGCATTTGAGACAGACCCCGAGGTTGGATTTGTCTACATGGACACTGCTCATCTGTACGAGAACCGCAAGCCTCATTCGTATGGCGATCACTTTGGTCTGGGATATGCCGGGTATTACTGCCAGAAGTATCAGGAGGTATGGGTGAATGTCATTTCTTCGCCCAACATAAACAATGTGTCTCTGAGCCACATCGTAGGCGTGCCGAATCACCCTCGTATTTGGAAGCGGTCAGTCTTGAACGAGATTGGGAACTATTCCGAGTATCTGCCTATTTGCGATGACCAGGAGCTCATTATGCGCACCGCCGTCAAGACCAAGATGGCTCGCGTTCACAAACTATCGTATATCCAGTTTATGAACGATGGATGTAACAATTTTTCGCTGATCCGCAACTCCGAGATCAATCGTCTGGGTCCTCAGTTCATTGTTCCCCAGGGATATGCAGACTACAAGATTGATGATCGGATGCGTGAACTGGGAGCCTTTGAGGAGCATGGATCTTGGGAGAAGATCTGGAAGCGCCCTGGGTTTGTTGAGAAGTATGCCAATACGATCCTGAACTTTGATGTTAAGAAGCAGTATTGCATTCTTGGATTTAAGACATTGATTGAGTGCATTGATGATCTGAGGACCCTCTATGCAGACACTGGAAATGACTTTGTGGTTCTGGAAAATAGCATGACTAAGGAGGATTTGTGCGAGAAGCTCGATAGCGTTGGATTCAGTCGTATGAGGTGCTATGCAATGAACGATTGTACGTGGGACGAGCTTCGAACCTACTTTCTACTCATCTGCAAGAAGACTGACAACTATGTGATCTGGAACTCTATTGATTCTGCTTGTAAAACTCCTCATATGTCATTGTCGGCGGTAGAGGATTCTGAGCCGCCTGCTCAGGAATGTACCGTTGAGACAGCTTTTGACCTATCATCTGTGTAGCCTGTTCTGCAGTAATCTCGCCCCTTTCAATCTTTCGCTTCAGGGCAAGCATCTCAAAAAAGGTTGTATCCAGACGATCCTCTGCATGCATTTGAAAGAGGGAAGGGTAGTTGAAGTAGAGAACCCCATTGTCTGCCTGAAGCTTCTCTTCATATGTGATCTTGTCTTCCTTAAGGTGGCGCCATTTTTGCTTAGAGATATCCATATTCCGAACAAGAGCCTGGATCTGTGTGGCAGACAGATCCTCGCCATTGATTCCGCGCATTCCAGCCGCTACTTCTGCAGGGGTGAGTTCACGAGCCGTCATTTCTTATACTAGGAGCAATGGCTTTAACTGAGTCACAAGAGACGCGCACTCGTCGTGAGTAGTCATCCCGGTTAGAATGATCTGACCTGTGCGAAAGACCTTTGCAATCCACTTGGTGTCTGGGAAGTAGATCTTCACCGCAGGATAGACTGCAGGTTCATAGATGGTCGTCACAGCCTTTTCGCGAAGAGATGCATACAGCGTGTCGCGTGAGAGGTTGGTAGTACCCAATAGCTTCGTCTTGTAGTTCATCAGCACCACTCGGCGGACGTCTGTCCACTCACCTGAAAGCACTGCGGTTGGGCAGTGCGTTGTGATATGCTCCTTCAGAACCGTAGTGACATTCCGATCATACTTCTCGTCCAGAACACCCGTAATGTGAAACACGCCGTTCTGGAAGATCTTCACTGTAATCTCCTTGCGAAGAAGAGACCCGTCGCCATCAGACATTACGACCAATGTAATTGAGTTGTGTCCAAATCCAGTCGTTCGCTTGGGAGGCGTTATCCTTGCCCGGCGCTTGATGAGATCTCGCTTTGAGGATCCGCGCTTCACGATACCTTGCTTCTCGATCTTGATAATATCCATTGTCAGGGGTAGCTCGTGAGCAAGAACATCCGTATTAAGACGAACTCCCATCGTGTACAAAACGACCATTGTTGTGAGAGTCGGGTGATCCATTGTCCTCCCCGACTGTGTAGACCCAATCGATTTCGTTTTTCCACGCCTGTGAAAACGAAAGAGGAAAATGAGTTACAACAATACAGTGAAATTGGCGAATCGCTTTGCGAAGAATGACTTCCTCATGAGGAGTGAGCATCCAGCCCTCTAGGTAGCCCAGCCAAAGAGTGCCATCTTTCTGATGCTCGGTAATCGACTTGATCGTATCTAAAAATCCATCATCTAATGAAAGTTTAGACATGTCGTAGCAATTGGGTGGTTTTTCGATTAGATAGGTATACACCGTCAACATTATTACATTTCTGCATCGATGTTTAAGCGTTAGGTTCAAGCGTATGCGGGCGCTGGATTGCACTCTTCAGGTCAGCAGACTGTTGAGCAGTGAGACGGCAATTGCATCCAGCAACGAACTGAGCCTTGTAGGTTGCACCACAGGAGAGGCAGCTCCTGTATCCATTGCCTCCCAGCTGTTTGGTATTGTAGATCACACCAAACCCCGTCGGGTCGGCAGCGATCTTGTCGTTGATTTCCGGGAGCTGGGCAGATGAAAGGCACGGCATTGTATTCGTGATCTGCGATGCCTTTGCGTTCTTTCCCAGTTCACCCTGCGCCACTGCCTGTCCAGCTGTGTACTCATTGTAACGGGACGTCGTCATAACCCTGTGACCACCACCGTGATTGAACCCTACGCCATTGCGAGTGGAGGGTGCATTCAGAACCAGAGAACACGATGTGGAAGCCACTGCTGTCTCCAGGTTGCCAGATGCTGCAATGCGCTTCACAATCTCTGTCTGGTGTCCCGCATCGCGGTGAGGACGTGTATCTGTGATGGTGACCATCCGTTGCTTGTATCGTCCAAGGTATTCGGAGTAGGATGACATTTACTCTTATTCTTTAGGTAAAAAAGAAATGGAGCGAAAGTTAACCATTCGTATTCCACTTGTTTGGGTCTGTGAAAAGGAAGACTGCTTCAAAGTCTCTAAATATCCTACCTGCAATACATGTTATTTCTCAAACTCCCGGGTGAGTGAAGAAGTGTCGCCTACAACACTCACGCGTAAGACCAAGATCATTCATAGCACGCCCCTCAGCAGTGACGGTAGTCGTCTTCGTAAGGTATACTAGTTCATCCTTCTCCAAGCGCCCATCCTGCTTTCTAAACTTTACCACAAGCTCAAGAAACTTTGTCCACTTTCCTGCAATCGGGAGGTTGCACGTATAACACCGGATAGGCAGAGGGAAGTCCATTGTCCTTCTCTTGTCTACACCCCGGGAGTTCCGTTTTTCTTGTCTACCCGAAGAACAATGAAGAAGTCAACCTCGAACTATATATTAGTTGTTCTTGTGATTGGGGTCATTGTAGCATTTGCGTATCTGATGGTACCTGTCAATCGTTTACGGGAAAAGATCGACTCGGACGTTGCAAAGGTCAATGCCCGATTCACCCCGAGTGTGTCTATCGATCTGGCACAGGCAATGAAGATGGTTGGTCATGATTCGCCCCAGATGCTAAATCCTCCGGTTGCGGTCCCTCCGCTCTTGCTGTTCCCTCCCTCTGCCGAAGACTTGGCGAAACTTTCAGGTTAGTAAGAAAATGACTACATTCAAAAAGTGGCTACTTCTTGTGATTGTAGGCATTGCGTTGCTTCACACGGTCGCTGGCGGTTTTGCTGATATGTTTGGTCTTTCCTTCTTTAGTCCCGCGCACGGCTGGAATGAAGGTATCATCTTTATGCTACTTGCAGTGGTGGTTGCCATTGCTGTCAAGTAATTACCACATAATCTCCATCTCTTGCACACTCCAATACTCGGACATATTATTGGGAAGCTGGCGCCGGATGATGTACGGTAGCTTTCTCTCGGCAATTTCCTTCTTGGCAACTGTCCACACAAACATTGGGTCAGATGTCTTGAGCCCCTTCAGATCAACCAGTGGCTTGGCTCCCTCTGCAAGCTGTTGGGCACGCGTCGCCACCAATGTGGTGTACTCGTACTTGGTAAAGAACGGCTGAGTGATTCGAGGTTGCTTAATCATCTCTGCAACCTCATCTCGAAAGACAGGCTTAACTTCGGGGTGGAGATCCATTATACTTACTCCTTGCGTTGGACTTCTTTTGTCCATTTTAACTAAATGCCTGTCCTTCCTTCGTCTGCTTCTGATTTTACACAGTTTGTTCGTGCCCAGGCGGTTCTTCCTACAGCCGGAAAAGCGATCAAGGCGACTGTCACAACAGTTAATGTGAAGATCGCGGCGATTGTGGCAACAGCATCCAAGGTTTCGGTGACAGCGGCACCCAAGACAGCTATTGTTATTGCCCCGACAGTCGTCAGTCGTTCGAATCGCAAGGGTGATTAAAAAGTGTATGGAATAGATAATGCCTACTCTCTCGGCGTCGGATTACACCGCGTTTATCAAGGCACAAGCTGCGTCCTATGCCTACCGAGATGGACTGACGCCTACGCGTATCCAGACAAGCGCTCAGCCGTATGCGATTAGGTCAATACTGAACGCGCAACTGCTTGCAAGCCAGGCTGCCTATGTACTGACTGCGCCTCAGACGATCGTGACTGGGCTCCCTACCACAGTGTCTGCTGCATCGGCGACGACTGTGACTGGAGCTGCATCAACGGACACAGGTACAACCGTGACCTACACTACATCGGTCGCTCACGGACTTACGGCTGGAACCGTTGTCTCTGTCTCTGGTCTTACTGTCACCACTGCATTCAACCTCTCCAATCAGGTTGTTCTTACATCTGGTCTGACTGCAACACAGTTCAAGGTTACCAATGCAACAACGGGTACGGCCGAGACAACGTCCACAACAGGTCGCATCAACGGATATGTGTACTACACAACCGCGGCGGCTCACGGTCTGGGTGCTGGAACCATAAACTTGTCGATCACCGCGCTCAGCACTGCCACTTTCAACCTCACATATGCAAGAGTTGCCCTGATTCCGAGCACAACTGTCTTTGCGATCGCAACAACCGCAGTTGGAGCAGCAGTTACAAGCGCATCCGGGGTTATGACTCTGACAACCTACCCGAACTCGACCACGTCGATTACGGGCATCGCGCGTGTTCGTCCTTACAACGGAAAGGGACCTGTGAACAATCCGAAAAGTTTGTCAACTATCCACAACTCAACGAGCACCACTCAAAGCTCGGGCAAGTTTCAACAGGTTGGTGGACTTCCCCTGACATCTGCCAAGTCGGACGGTGTCTACGCACCGGTGGCTCATCTGGCACGCGTAGATACGAAGGCTACAGGTGCATATGCAACCAAGATTGCGGGTGGTACGTAAACAAACACTGGTTAAAATGGATGTGAATCAGTAAAAAATACCATATTCACAATGTATCGCATCACTTGGATTAGCAAACTGACGGGCTTTACTGGACATGGTGAGTGGGTGTTTAGTTTTGAAGTTGGATCACAAACAGTCGAGGCTGCGAATCGTCTCTATCCCGAAATCTTTCATACGCTAGAGGGTCCTAAGGACCCCGAGCCGCCTGCTTCCACGTAGAGTTACACTCCGCACACTGATACATCCACATAACATTTTTAGCATCCAACTTGATGCCTACAATGTTAGACTCCTTACCCCTTGTAGGACACACTGGGTTCGGGCACTTCATATTCGTGAACCTGGGCAGTGTCGGATCGTGCTTGAGGTACGGGTTGATGGAGTACTGAATCGACGTATCCTGTAGGAGATCGTGATCATAGACAATCGGATTATCCTTGGTGATCGCCACCTCGTACGGACACTGCCGGCACTTGAGAAACGCTGACCCATCGCGCTCTTCAATATTGTACATCATGTTGTCACACTTGATACAAAACTTCATTCTATATCTAGGTCTCCTTGTATAAAGTAGCTTCCGTTTTTTCCACGGAGCTACCGCGTTTAAAACGAATAGTTGTCAGTAAAGTAATCGTCCCTATTTATCACAGGATGCCTCTTACGAAACTCGACATTTTCCTGAACGGTGACCCAGATTCCGTTAGCGATACGAAGAAGGCGGGCTTCAGAGTCACAGACAAGAGTCTTTTCAACCTGTGGTCGTTTGATAACCGAGAGAAGTGGAACGTGCCCGATGATCACATGGACGAGTTTCGGAGGCTATATTGCGCTGATCTGAAGAACTCGGTACCTAGGTATCTTACCGAGAAGAATACTACGATTGGTCAGCTACGTATTGATCTTGATATCAAGTTTGATGGGCGCGTCGACGAGCACAAGCACACTCAGAGTCAGGTACTGAAGTTCATCAAGGGCTATATGTCTGAGATCAAGAAGTATCTGACGATCAGCGAGAATGTTGAGATCTATGTTCTCGAGAAGGACAGCCCGACGTACGACCAGGTGAAGAAGGTGTCTAGCTCAGGTATTCATGTTCAAGTGCCTGCCCTTAAGACGCGTGCAGGGGTTGAGCAGGCGGTTCGTAGGTCACTGCTTCATCAGTGCAAGATGGAGGAGTACTTTGAGGGGCTTCCGGAGTTTAAGAAGGATATGACGTGGGACGACGTATATGACAAGCAGCCACTGACGCACACAAACAACTGGACCCTGCTAGGGTCGAAGAAGAAGGACGGCATGCCCTATCAGATTCGCTATGTTGTCGACTGGGACTATCAGACGGGCGACGTGAGTACAAGCGAGTATACTCCAGTCCCGATTACACCTGACCTGATGAAGCTGTTGTCTATTCGCTCGCCGGCTAGCGATGAGTCGCCTATGACAGAATACGGTCAGCAGAATATCCATGTGCAGACTGAGCGTGAAGTTGTCCAGATCTCTGGTGGACGTGCTTCCGCACCGGGACGAGGGCGTCAGGCTACGCGGGCAGAGGAGGCCCCTTCTCGTGGAAGCTCTCCCGGTCGCAACTATATTGCACCTCTGACAGAGCCGATGCTCAAGTACTATGAGAGTCATGTGAATAATCTTGCAGAGTTCCGCTATACCTCGTATGCTGACTGGATCAATGTGGGTCAGTGTCTGAAGAATATCCATCCGGACCTGGTTGACCTTTGGTTCGACTTCAGCGCTAAGATCGGCGACTCCTACAATCAGCGGGAATCACTGAGCAAGTGGAATTCGTTTGCGTTCCGCACCGATGGTCCTAAGCTGAGTGTTAGTTCTCTGCGCAACTGGTCCCGTTCTGATAACCTCACCGGGTTCTTGGAGGCTGAGAAGCTGAACATTGATCGTCTGATCGAGGAGTCTGCAATGACCTCAACCGAGAATGACGTTGCACGCGTGGTATCGGCAATGTTTGGTGATGAGTTCAAGTGTGCTCGCTATGGTACGAACTCTTGGTATCAGTTTGTAGGCAATGGGTGGCGCGAGACCGATGGTGGCATTGCTCTGCGATGCAGATTGTCACAGGATGTCTCGAAGATCTACCTGGAGAAGGAGTTGGCGGAGTTCGTCACGATTCGTAATCTGGGGACCTGCGACCACAAGCAACCTGATCCTGAGTGTGCATCGTGTACAGCTGAGCAGAGGAAGAAGTCGTTCTCCAGCATGCGTCTCAAGCTAAAGAAGACGAGCTTCAAATCCGATGTGATGAAGGAGTGTCGTGAGCTCTTCCTTGATGAGTCCTTTGCAAGTAAGCTGGACGAGAACAAGAACCTCATCGGATTCAACAATGGTGTGTTTGATACAATGTCTATGGAGTTCCGCCAGGGACTACCGGAAGACTACATCAGCTTCTCAACCAAACTTGACTTCGAGCCATCTAAGCCCCATACGGCGTTCGAGTGCTGGTCGGAGATTGACAAGTTCATGCGCGAGGTTCTTCCCGATCAGGCTGTCCGCAACTACTTTGTGCATCACCTGAGCACTTGCCTGTCGGGTGGCAATGAGTCGCAGAAGTTTCATATCTTGACGGGTTCCGGTTCGAACGGCAAGTCAATGTTGATGAACTTGATGTCCACTGCGATGGGCGACTACACGTGCAAGGCCCCTATCTCCCTTCTTACGCAGGGACGTAACAAGTCTGCCGCCGCCGCGCCTGAGCTGGTCCGTATGAAGGGGCGTCGCTTCGTGACGATGCAGGAGCCTGACGAGGAGGTCCCGCTTAACACGGGTCTGATGAAGGAGCTGGCATCTTGCGAGAAGATCACATGTCGTGACTTGTATCAGGGTTCGAAGCAGATGATTGACTTTGATATCCAGGCTCGTTTCCACCTGGCTTGTAATGAGAAGCCGAAGATCAACGCAACTGACGGTGGCACGTGGCGTCGTCTCTGCGTGGTGGGATTCACTAGCAAATTCGTGGCTGACCCGAAGCTTCCCCATGAGAAGCCGATCGACGAGTCGCTGGTTGCAAAGATGGTGAGCACTGAGTGGGCAACTTGCTTTCTGTCCTATCTGATCGCAGTCTACAAGGAGGGTAATGGCTGGCGCAAGATCGTCCCTCCCGCGAAGGTGATGGAGTACACGAATGAGTATCAGGAGGAGTCGGACGTGATCGCCCGTTTCATCCGTGAGTTTGTTCATCCGCTGGCTCCCGGTGAGACTGCTGAGGCAGTCACGACTGGTGCGATGAACAGGCAACTGAGGGAGTGGAAGCAGAATAATGAGATTTTCAAGGGTACTCCAGCCGAGCTAAAGAAGCGCATGGAAGTTACGTATGGCAAGCACCTTCCTACCGGCTGGACCTCTTTCCGGTTCGGGACCGCTTAGAACCCTTGCGACCACGGCGAGTGCGCCGACGGGCACCATAGGGCATCGTGGGCGGGACGGGTGCAAGAGGAGCAGGGGCTGTGGGTGTAGACGAGAACCAGGTGCGAGGATCAGACCAGGACATTTATCTTTTCCGCGTATTTTTTACTTTCCAGCGCCGATCCGAGAAAGCACATATGTCCGAAGGAGCCCGATTGTAAAGACAACCAGTACGAACGAGATGACGAGGTTGACAAAGGCGGAGAGTACGTCACCGACCTTCAGGGTGACACCACCGACTGTGACGGTGACAGCCGACAGACCCTTGCCCGCCGACGCCGCCGGGGCGAGGAGCGGCGTAAGGATGTCATCGGACAGCGCCGTGAAGAAAGTTCCAACAACGCTACCGAGGTAGAACGAAGCAGTCAGGATGATGATGTCCCGGGTATCAAGCATTTTTATTAAGATAGGTATACTTTATTTCGTCAATACAATGGATACTAGGTTCTGGGGACCCAGTGCATGGCAATTATTTCATTTAATTGCGTTTAAAAGTGAACATCCCGACGACGTGCTCAATCAGATGAAAGATATACTCCCATGTAAGTTCTGTAGGGCTTCGACGACAGAGTTTGTGAAAAAACACCCCCTGCGCGGCGATCCTGGTAAGTGGATGTACGACATTCACAATATGGTGAATCACAAGCTACGGTCTCAATGCAAGGATGATCCAGCAGTAATCAATCCTGGTCCTGATCCCTCTTTTGAAGAGGTTAAGAAGCACTACGAATCCTTGAAGCCCACCGCGGCTCCAGGCGCTGACTTTTTAGGTTCAATTGCGGCGAACTACCCTGATGACCCCGAGCCAGCACAGATGGCAACTCAGCGTACCTTTTTGCACGCTCTGCATCACACATACCCGTTTCCTGAATTACAGAAGAAGTACGATGCCTACATCACATCTCACGAGCCCGAGTTGGAGTCTCGGAAATCGTATATGAAATGGATGCACGGGTTATTGTCGGCAATCTCAAAAAAGAAGATTCAGTCCTACAAGGGCTGGGCACACCATCTTGCGTATTTCAAGAGCGGTTGCTCTAAAAAGACGTATCATGGAAAAACATGTCGCAAAACAGCGGGAGGTCGTACAAAGGATCGTGATCATCGTCGCACATTTCGAATTTCTCATCGTCGTCTTCTTCTCCTTGGCAATCCCGAAGGCAGAAGTCGGTTCAAGCTTAACGATTTTCTGAAACTGTAATAATGGCATTACTCCTTCCGCGTACCGAAGAGGCGCTTCGGCGAATCGCCGAAGCAGGCTCTGTTCTAAATCTTCGTGACCTAAGACTGCGTGAATTGCCCCCTCTCCCACCCACACTTACGCACCTCGATTGCGGGGAGAACGAACTGACCGAATTGCCCGATCTCCCACCCACACTTACGGAACTCAATTGCGGGGAGAACGAACTGACCGAATTACCCGATCTCCCACCCACACTTACGCACCTCGATTGTAGTTACAACCAACTGACCGAATTACCCGATCTCCCACCCACACTTACGGACCTCGATTTTGGTTACAACCCATTTACCGACGTTCCCGATCTCCCACCCACACTTACGGAACTCGGATGCGAGGAAAACCAACTGACCCAATTACCCGATCTCCCACCCACACTTAAGATACTCAATTGTAGTGGCAACGAACTGAGCTGGTTGCCCGCTCTCCCACCCACACTTACGGAACTCACTTTTAATGATAACGAACTGACCGAAATGCCCGCTCTCCCACCCACACTTACGAAACTCACTTTTAATGGCAACCAACTGACCGAATTGCCCGCTCTCCCACCCACACTTACGGAACTCTGGTGTATCGGCAACCAACTGACCGAATTGCCCGCTCTCCCACCCACACTTACGGAACTCAGTTGTATCGGCAACCAACTGACCGAATTGCCCGCTCTCCCACCCACACTTACGAGACTCTTATGCAATGAAAACCAACTGACCGAATTGCCCGCTCTCCCACCCACACTTACGAGTTTGTATTGCGGTGACAACCAGCTGACGGTATTGCCCGCTCTTCCACCTACACTTACGCATTTGGATTGCGATGACAACCAACTGACCGAATTGCCCGCTCTCCCACCCACACTTACGAGACTCTTATGCAATGGCAACCAACTGACCGAATTGCCCCCTCTCCCAGCCACACTTACGGAACTCGAATGTGGTAATAATCCTATCACCTCGGTTGTATTTCCGTTTCCCGCGGGACTTTTGAATAAATCTGCTGAAGTTGTATTTCGGGGGTGTCCCCTAGACCCACCTACACAAGCCTATGAAACTCTTGGTGACTATCAGGTCAGGAATCAGGTCCAGGAACTGTGGAAAGGATATTCTGCGTCCGATGTAATTCTTTTTAACAGCTTCTTTGCGCCGGGAAAGAAAAATGACGTTAGTTTTTGTCCAGTGTGTCTTAGATATGTAGAGCGTCAAGATGGATGCATGTATATGAAGCATGCCTGTAGTCCGCCACACCATATGAATCTTTACAACATGTATAAAAATCAACAGGGTATGATCGGATGGTGCAGTATTTGTGGACGTGTCTGTCTTGGACACAGACACTATAAGGCAAATCTTCCTACGGACGCCCAAGAACTTGTCCCGCTAATGCCCGGGGCCGACCCGTTTGCTGACGACTGTAAGCCCTCGGGTGGTGGTGGATTCGAAGAGAAGCATCGTAGAATTGAGAGATTGTTAAACTATGCATGCCAGTTACAGGGAGAGGTTGGAAAAATAAAAAGCCAAGACGCCCTCACCGAGTTGATTGAAGAAACATGGAAGGCGGGTGTTATACGCGACAGAGGTACATTAAAGAGATTTGAAGAGAAGAAGTTTGCGTTTCCGTGTGTGTTCCCCCCAGAAGCAAGACCAGGCGCCGAGGTTGTAAATCCGCCAGTACCGCGCCCTGCTGGAGAAGCTGCGCCCGTTTCGCACCCATCGCCTCCGGCCGAGTGTATGTCCGAACTGGCGCCCACTGCAAACGGGCAACCGGTGTTCCAATTTATCCATACCCAACCGGATGGAACTGTTCGTCCACACCCCGAAAACGAGTGGATTTGCGGTGAGCATATAGAAAAGACACTAAAAGGCGACTTATTCACAGGGCTTTGTTTTATTAATCCCGACGCGTGTAAAGCCAGACTCTATCCAGAAGAACTTCAAGGAAAAGTGTCTGCTGAATATCTCGCAGTTTATACGGGGTTATTCAACGAGAAGTTCAAGGCACCTGGTACAGGAGGTCGTCGTCGCAGAAGGACTCGTCGCGTGCAGAGAAAGTACAGAGGAGGTGCCGGACCTTCCATCATGAATAAGATTAATCCAAGTGAGATACAGTGCGTGCTACCGACAAAAAGCGGACGCCGGAAGACCCGTCGCGGTAAGAAGTCTCGCAGACGTATTAGATGTAGCACAGAGAAAATTCACTGATGCTAAAAGTCTTGACCAGAATGTTGGAAAAAATGCGGACGCAACTCTATTATTATTAGAGGTTTTTGACTTTTTATATAAAAAATACGAACCGCCGCGCGGTGGCCCGCCGGTCCACAGTTCGTCGTAAGAAGAAGATGACTCGTAAGCGGCGGTCTACTTCGTCTTAGGTTTGGGTTGATTTACAGTAGCAAGTCGAGTGTGGCGTGCAGAGTAGACATCTGCCTTCTTCTCCTTGGCAGTCTTCTTTAGTTCACGGCGAGTCTTTGGTGGATCCATGGAGTACGTTACTTTCACTCAAAGATTTCCATTTTAGTATCCGTAGTTTCCACCGCGGCGCGTCTTGCGGCTCTTGCGTCCACGACGGGAACGACGGCGACCGCCGAGCGATGCCGCATCGCGGATCGGGGCGTTCGGGCTCGCACTATTGGCACCCGACGCCGAGAGATCGCCACTCGAACCAAAGTCCGAGTACGGCTGGACCTCACCGCCACCCTTCACAGGGGTGTAGGTCTTCTTCGCCAGCTTGAGGACCTGACCGAACTTCATTCCCTTGTGCTTCTTCATCGTAGACTTAACGTGAGCGAGCCACTTGTTTGCCATTTTGTTTAGTTAACAAGAAGTTATTGCAGACCCACTGGTTTTTCAACGAAGCCCGGGGCGGCACGAGGGCTGTCAAAAAGGAGCCATTGGCATCCATACGCAAAGGCAATCTGTGGATCAAGGGTTGCCTTTCCAAACGTGGGGTCGGGGGCAACGAGAGTGATGGCATTGCGATTGTAGGCGACCAGCTCTGTCTGATCACGAGGATGCATTGCTTGGGCGTACAAGACACGGCGTACCTTTGAATCATTCCACGATAGGTTCACCAGCGGACCAAGCTCAGAACCCTGAACGTTATCCGATACCACGATGAGGCGATTCTTCACATCATCCAGAGGCGTATCTACATCAACACCTCGTACAAGATGACGACGAACGGTTGTCTTGAGACAATCCGCTGCGAGGTTCAGGGTGACATTGTTGCTTGTGTGGGGCACAATGGAGAGGATGAACGGATCATCAGTTGACTGCCATGCTTGAAGTAGATCTACACAAACAGAGTCAAACGTCCAATACTCATATGCATAGTCGTATCCAAGATTCAACGGCTTCTTGGCTACAACTGGCTTCCCATTCTCGTCGGCATAGAGATGAACCTCAAGGAGACGGCGACCCGACTCGACGACACTCTTTGTATCTTCGAAGACACTGCCAGTCACGTAGTAATCACAAAGGCGCTTGCGGGGTCCGGCTTCAGTAAAGTCCTCTTGCTCTGTTGCCTCTCGCCAGACTGTATATCCCAAGATTCCAACAAGTACGGCTCCGACTGCAAACTCCATTATTAAGTGTCGCCTTCTATTTTTGGCACTCTGAACAACATCTGGCGAAATCCATTGACAGCATCGTCGGGAAGACGCTCTTGCATAGGGATCTCCATCAGGCAAGAACGGTGGAAATACAGGCAATACATTCCACACTCCGAGTCTTTGAACTGATGGCGGGTTGAATTGAATGTCATCTTCATGGGCTTGGAGTGTTTGCCTGTTGCATCCCATTGGGACTTCCATTTCTTCATCAAGGTCTTGATCTCCTTTTCGGGCTGGTGTGCATAGGAGTCAAAATATGTGACGCGCGGATACTCCAGATCCTTGCGCACATCACAAAACAATGCAATCCAGTGTTCACCCGGTCCATCATGGGGATCTGTATTGAAGACAATGCCAATCTGCTCGTGTCCCTTGGTGGCTAACTCAGGAAGCTTCATTGCACAGAGAGTACTCACAATGCATTCTTGGGTCTCACTTTTCAAATCAAAGTCGATGGGAATACATCCAAGAAAGAAGTAGTGAGGAAAAAGCTTCACGTATTCCTTCTCTACGTGATCAATGTCATCTGATGACAGCCACTCATACCGATTAACTGCCCACTGTTTTGATGCAGCGGGCTTCTTCATCAAGGATGACACAATGCACTCTGCAGACCCGGTTGAGCATTTATCATGGAGACGATGCTGAATGGCTGTCCACATTTCTTCGGGTGTTCCTTTGGGAATTGGAGTTTCGTGTTTCTCTTTCTTGTTAATCACTTCACGAAGACGTTCGACTTCTTCTTCGTCTACCCAAGACATCCTTGTTCTAAAACGGATACTATTAAGTCAGAAGGAGAACAAGATACAAATGGATGCCCTCAAGCCCGTTCTCACTGCCTATGCTGATGTTACTCGCCGACTTAATGATGTTAATGCAAATGCGTCCGAGCTCCGTGATCAACGCCGTACGATTGAGCTAGATCTCACAGCCTTGTACGCAAGCTCTCGTGAAGCACTTCCCGACAAGATTAATCTGGCGAGCTCCGGGATGGTCTTTGCAGTTAAGCGCCCAAACCAATGGAAGAAGGGTTGGGCGCTCTCCAAGAAGGAACTGAAGCAGTATCTGGACGAGCTCCTCCCCGAGCACGGAGAGGATCTAATGAATGAGATTGTTAGGCGCCAAGAGGCTAAGATGGTGGAGACGGATTACGGATTTGAGCTAAAGGTGGTGAAGCGTGACTGAGAGACTCTTCAATCTCTCGCAGGGTGTTCTGAATATCTGCTAAATGACGTTTTGCTTGATCCAAGTTTTCACGTGGGAGAAACCCACCCCGGATACGAGTAAGATTACACACAAGGGATCCATTGGTGCTCAGCAGACGGGTAGCCAGGGTGAAGATCGGCTTCACCATCAACGTGATATGACATTCATACACATATTATTTTTAAATGCTTACTGCTTGGCGGCTACCTTCTGCGCCCGCTTGGCCTCAACAATGCGCTTCCGAGTCATGCTCACTGCCTTGTTGGCCCGTTCAAGCATCTTCTTGGCACGTGTCACCCGCCGAGTCGCGCTAAGCATTCGCTTCTGTTCAGCCTTTACGCGATCGTGTGTCATTTGTTATTAAGCGCGTATTATATACTGTCGTCCACTCGCTCGACAAAGTACTTCAGCAACTTATCCGACATATCGCGGACACTGAACTCCCACACCCCATTCCAATTGGGATGGATAATCTTGCGAACATCCTTGATGCCGTCAAGGACGACGTGCCGGTCGACATACTTGCGGTTCATGTGAGTTCCGTGATAGAGGTGATAGACTGCACCCGATGTACATGTGATCTGGGGTTTCGGGAGCTTATCAAACTCTTGGTAGGCAGGGATCAGCGCGGGCTTGAGATAGGTGGTTGGGAACTTGATACCGAGCCATGCCGCCGCCGACAATGTATCGCCACTTCCTGTGATTCCATATTCAAAGAAGCCCGCCTTTCGGAACCATCCTCGAGTGAATGCCCATGCAAATCCCGGGTGGAGCTTATGATCGAACGTCTTCTTTTTGTCCATATAGATTACAGATTCACGCACTTGTGTGACACTTGTATACGTCAGATCCATCCAGACAGCAGTGGTGAAGGGCTGAACAACATCATGCTCAGACAACGCACTAGACACCTCGGAGTACCAATTCGGGTTTCCAAAGATAATATCGGCATCCATAAACATTACCTTCGAATAGTACCACGGGATCTTTGCCTCCAACAATGTACATAACCGCTCCTTGTGGAACATATGTGACTTTCCCCAGACGTGGAAAGCATCCTTGATTTCCGGTTCACTCTTATGGAAGACCAGTTCCAAAGTATAGTAAGGGATCTTTGCAAGCTTCAATTTTTCGATTGTGTACAGATAGTTCATCAGCATACGCTTGGATTTTGCAGGATTGAAAAAGACAAATCCGATTGCCATATCTCGTTTCCAAGGAGTGGCATACCGTACACTTGCTACATCAATAAATCCCCCTGGATGAACTTTTGGTGGAGCATCCGGCAGAGCCGTATACATCATCGACTGCGCGGCTCCCATTGTGTAGGAAAACGGATAAAAGATTCATCAGCAAACCACAAGGTAATGTCTGATACATATTCGCCGTACAATCCACGGAACCAGTCCTTTACCGAACGTGATATCCACCGCATTCTTCATCGCCATGGATTGTCGCACTATCGAGTTGTCAACCACAAGGTTTTCCAGACGGCAATGGTCCATACAACCTATGTGAAGCGAGCTGAATACACTACTCCCGATGGACGTCCGGCGTCTCTTGCTCCGTGTCCATCTGGTGTGATGCCTCTCCAGGATGAAAGTTATGAATGTTTAGAGTTTGAAGGAGACTCTGTATTGGGCGTCTGTGTGGCTACCTATCTGCGAAGGAAGTACCCTGATAAGAAGCAGGGCTTTCTCACAGATGCCCGCAAGGAGCTGGTCAACAACGAGCGTATTGGTGCTCTCTGTCAAAAAGTAGGTCTGGACACCTTCTACGTCATTTCTCGTCACAATGAAGAGTCTGTTGCCATCAATGGGCGAAAGAACATCCAGAAGCTGGGTGATATATTTGAGGCATTCATTGGCGCACTGTGGACAGATTGTGGAAACCGATTTAACATTGTGTATACATTTGTCACGAACGTACTGGAAGCCTATCTAGACATTCAGGATGTTGTGACCACAATTACAAACTACAAGGATATCTTTCAGAAGTACTGTCAGCGCGAGTACGGTTGCACTCCAACCTATACAATGCTAGATCCTTACGACAATGGACGGATTCGGGTATGTATTGTGCTCAAGGGCAACAACGTAGAGTTTGGTGAAGGAAGCACTCGAAAGAAAGCCGAACAGTTGGCAGCTAAGAAAGCCTTGGAAAAGTTCAATGCTTTGCCTTCTGCGTAATCACTCGTCCCTTCTTACCACATGTGAACTTCTTAAGAGTTCGCCCCTTCTTCTGTAAAACAGACTTCACACAGATAGCAATAGGACCTTTTTCATTCTTGACCGTCTTGCGAACCTTCTTGATACAGCTACAGAAGCGGTTCGTCAAGCCCCTCATTGTGTCAAAGGCAGAAGAATATATCCTCGCAAAGAATAAACTAAATGGGCGGTGGTCTTCTTCAGCTCGTTGCATATGGTGCTCAGGATGCCTACATTACTGGAAATCCCCACATCACCTTCTGGAAGGTACTGTACAAGCGTCATACGAACTTCGCCATGGAGGCATTCCGCGTGAACTTCACTGGCAAGCCCCAGTATGGCCAGCGCGTCGTCGCCGTGATCAACCGCAACGCCGATCTGATGTACAAGACGTACCTTGAGGTGACGCTTCCGGACACAACTGCAGCCACGGGTGGACTCACCACGGACGTTCTCTGGACTGGCGATGGTCAACGTCGCCTGGGGTATGCACTTCTCAAGAAAATTGAGGTGGAGATCGGCGGACAGATCATCGACACCCACTATGGAGAGTGGCTCTACCTGTGGGAGAATCTGACCTCGTCGTATGACAACTCTTGCAAGCTCGATGCGATGGTGGGAGGCACACTTGGAGGCACATCGACCACTCTAACATCGTGCGGAGGTCGTCCGGGCGTTCTGTATATTCCCCTCCAGTTCTGGTTCTGTCGCAACCCGGGTCTGGCCCTGCCCCTAATTGCCCTTCAGTACCACGAGGTGCGCCTGAACATCACGTTGGCCCCTTCAACTGACCTGGTGAGCAGGGGTGCGTATACGTCTGTGTCGGCGGCGGCGGCTGCCCTTCCCCAGCTCAAGGATATGGCGCTCTACATTGACTACATCTACCTGGATGTGGATGAGCGTCGCCGGTTTGCCCAGCAGTCCCACGAGTACCTGATTGACCAGCTCCAGTTTGGTCTCCAGCAGACACTGACAACGGCTTCTGCCCGCATTGACCTGACCCTGAACCACCCGGTGAAGGAGCTGGTGTGGGTCTTCCAGGATGCCGAAAAGACGGACTGTGGATCTGCTACGACGCTCGCTACGGGATACACACAGCCGTTCGTCTACGACGACATCGTGAACCGCGCCCGCCTGCAGATCAACGGACAGGACCGGTTCGATGAGCGCTACGGCGATTATTTCTGGAAGGTCCAGCCCTACCAGCACCACTCGGGCGGTGCCTTCTGGCCGACTCGCCAGCTGGCCAACGCAGTCACTGTGGCTGGAACAGTTCCTGCTCTCTCGGCTTCGTTTACAATGATCACGGCGGGCGCCGGAACTACGAAGCAATATTCTGGGCTCACTGGAATCCTTCTTCCCGGAATGGTAGTTCTTGGTGCCAATGCTACGGGATATGGCGTTATTATCACGTCTAACCTGCCTACGAGTGCAACGGCGGGAACATTTACATGCACGAGCTTTACGTCGACGGCTACTGTATACACCGCTAGCTTTGCGCTGGAGGGGTCGACGCAACCCGGAGTATCAGGCTCAGTCACCTCCACGGGTTCTACCACGACGACCTACCAGGTTGCTAACCCGATCAACGTGTACTCGTTTGCCCTCCAGCCCGAGGAGCACCAGCCGTCGGGAACTTGTAACTTCTCTCGCATCGACACGACCACGCTCGTGTTTGATAGCTTCAAGACAGGTACCTACCCGACCAAGAGCCGTCCGTTCAACTTCCGTATGTATGCCGTGAACTACAACATCTTCCGCGTAATGAGTGGTATGGGTGGTCTGGCGTACTCCAACTAACGATTTTATTGCGGAATAGCAAATGCCCTCATTTAAGTTTACGTTCCCTGCGACAAGCCCAAGTGGAAGACCTGCACCTACCAAGGAGAAACTAGCACCCGACGAGAGATTTTTGCGTGGAGCCCTCGGTGCAACTACACTGTCTCTTAGTTTTACCGATAATGGCGACGATACGGGCGTATTCACAGTTGAGGGAACTACAGATGACCTCGGAAGTCTAGAAGAGAAAGCAGATGCAGCAATTGATGATCTTCCTCCGATGGCTGGATGGGTTGCGAGTGGTCCGATGGAGGCATTTGGTGTGCCCGGTGACCCCGAAGCGCAAGACGAGGATCCCAAGGGCGGGCGCCGTCGTCGTCGTCGTTCATCGTCCAAGCGCGTCCGGAAGGTCACCCGTCGGCACCGTCACCGGAAGGGTTCTCGCAAGCTCCGTTCTAAGTTTCTCTAAATACAGAATCGCATCCGAGCATGCACAATCCATTCAAGCACTGAAAGATCCTTACGATCAAGGTTCGTTCCGTACTTTGCCTGCCCAAACTCCGACCGTTGCTTGAACTTCTCAATCACGGCGGTTACAATGCTGTCCATTTTTATAAGTAGAGTGTCAATGCTGAAAATAGCAGTTGTTCTTTTTATCATTGCGATTGTCTTGATGATCCTTTCCAACCCAGTTACGTATTTCAGAAAGGAGTCTCCTACTACACGTTTGTATTCGGAAGGCACCCGTGAAGTCCTAAAGTCTGTTGGAGCATTATCGGAGCCGGTTGACCCTTCCCAGGGCATTTTACGTGGTCTCGACCAAGGATATGTCCCATTTCGTGTGAGATGACATACTGACGATAGCCGTCTAGATCTTGACCCGACCGCTTTGTCCCGTGTCTCCACCGGTGTTCATTGATCCGCATTTCCCGACCACCCATCTCAGCACAAGACAGTGTATGATCGCACCCTGCTGCTTTCAGACCCTTGATGGATGTCAGGTGGATATGAACGTGAGCGTCATTCTTTACCATGACAAAGTGATATCCCTTTGACTCCCAACCATTCGGATCCGCAAGACAAATGGCTACGTCTCTTGCAAAGTCGGATAGTGGAAAGTCCACGTCGGGATCCACGACCACCAAGTATGTGATCCTCTTCATTAAAAATGGGTATGATTTTATTAACAACACACAAAGGTATGCCCCGTTGTGTTCACTGTAAGAAGAAGACCCACTTGGAGTTCACGTGCAAGTGTTCAAATGAAAAAGTGTTTTGTGCTTCGTGTAGAACAACCGAGGTCCATGGCTGTACGATTGTCTACAAGCCAGTTGAGTTAGTGAAGATTGTCCCTACAAAGCTAGAGAAGATCTAGTATCCGAGAGACGGTGTATTTGAGTATTCAATATTCTCAGTCCAGTTATAGACTGGAGCGTCATCAGAGACCACAACCTTCAGGAGGAAGCTATCAACGATGTTTTTCACCGTATTCTCCGACATCTTGAAGACATTCAACACAGACCCAACAATTCCCCCATCACGCCAGACGACCTCCAGCAGTAGTGTTCCTCCCGTCCTCGTTAGAAAGTTCACGTACCAGATCGGCTGATTATATGCCTGGAGCACAGTTCCAGACAACACATTCGTCCCCCCTGCGTTATCCATCGTGCTGTCGAGTGCGTTCTTGAGATTAGAAATCATTTTGTCCCTACTGTTTATTGATTGCTAAAATCAAATCCATTTTGAATATAAATGTACTTTCTCTTTGAGGCTGTTCTTGTTGGACTCTTTTTGCTTCCAGTGTTTTGGGTTGCCGAAAAGGCGGGGTTCTCCAAATGGATGACCGTTTTTATCGCCGGAGCCCTGTTCCACCTTACTGCTGAGCTGAGTGGTATCAATCGTGCTTACGTGCTGACAAAGGGTTAAGTGAAATTAACTATATTGTAGAGAACAATGGCAGATGACAGACCTGTACTTGATGCTCCTGTGCTCAGGGAGTTTTCGGGTTCCGATGAAAAACGCGCGATAGAGATGTTGATGGACCTCGGCGGATTCGACGATGAATATGACTTCACAGCAGATGACGAAAAGGAGGACAACTTGATTCTCAGTTTGGGAGGATCAAAAAGAGGTGCAGTAGGGGAGAACAGCGTGATTGATCTTGTTAAAACGATTAAACAGCCCTGGAGAGTTTTTGGTGGTACATATAACCCAGTTCCAGTTCTCATTATAAGTGGAGAGGAGATGGATGAGCGTACCATTGCCAGCGAACTATCAAAAGAAGGTGACAATTATGCGCCTGTTTTCCTACGAGTGGCTATTCCGATGATATCGGCAAACTTGATCCCGATTGTGTCACCTCGGGACAGATCGCTCCAGATAGCGCGTGCTGAAAAGATCGCTGAGACTACCGTTAACGGTCTTGCAAAGTTTGGCGAAGAGCAGATCACAAGACCTGGGTTTATGCGAATACTTGCAAATGGCTTCACGACATACCGCCGAATCTTTGTCCACAATGATTTATGGCTAGACGGACAGCCCTACGTATGCGACAATCTATTTCTTGAACGAACACCGTGTATCCTCGCTGCTCTAAAAAAAGCCGTGGACAATGGGACGCATGTTTACTTTGTAGAAGTGAGATCTCTCGGCGGACATAGATGTAAAAAGTTCCCGTATGTCCGTACTGGACGACTCCCTAATTACATCGACTATGCAGAATGGACGAACACTAATGATATTAAACTTGATGATCCATTTGCATCTTTAGGAGCAGGAAAGCGGAAGACTCGGCGTCGGAGGCGATCTCATGTCTTGACCAAGGCACGAACAAAGTATTCATTCAGAACATCATAACTCGCCACCCGGTGCCCCGCAAAGAATCCAATGAACCGATCGAGATACGCGGTGTGTCCCATACAATACCAAAAGACCTTGACGACCATCTCCATCGAAACATCTTCGGGTGTCTCTCCCGGCCAGTTGCGCTCTGGATAGCATCTGCTAAACAACACTCGTGATGGACAGTCATATGGAGTGCACATATCAAATGCTTCTCTCAACACGCCCACTGTAATCATTCTCTTCGGCACCTGCTCAAGGGTAATCTGATAGATATCCATTGTACACCTGATGTCTTAATTGGTAGCAAAATGGAATCTGTTTTGTCAGGTTAATCAAATAATGTCAAAGATGCCACCGAAAGAAAACCCAGTTGAGCCAAGTGAGCAAGCAGTGAGGGACTACTATTATGCAGAGCTTAGCCACGCAAGAAAGATTCGCGAACTGAACATCGATCATGGGTACAAAACAAGATGGGATGGACTACCCGAACACGTGAGTGAGAATATGATCAAGTACTTCATTCGTGCCAACCTGAATGATGCCACGTGCTCATGGGTCTGCAAGGGGGACCTCACATCATCCGTACTGGGCACAATTGAATGCAAGTCATTCACAAGCGATGGACCTACTTCGTTTGGACCAAAGCAAAAATGGGACAACATCTTCTTCCTCGATGCGCGCGGGTGGCTTGATAATAAGATTGTAATCTGGCATATTCCTCTTCCCAATACTGATCCGGTGTGGACTAGCATTAGGGTCAATAAGAAGCAGTCCAAGGCCGACCAGAGTGACGAAAGCCGTCGCCCTCGTATCAACTGGGAGAGTTTGAAGCCTCAGTTGGGTGATCACTGCAAGATGGTCTACGAAGGAACCTTTGAGGGAATCTTCACAGCAGTGGCACCAGTTGCCGAGCCACTAACATAACCACGGGTACAGAGACAGCATTGCCTGCCAACTTATAGAGATTCGTGTCTGAGAGTTTAGGCAATACATAGTCCATAGGAAAGCCCTGAAACGAGAAGCACTCGCGAGGAGTCAACTTCCGAATACCTTTTTCATCTACGATCAGTGGAACATTATGCCCACCTCCGCCCATATTCGCTGTCAAGGTTGGACACTCATTGCTTTTGTTCTCGCGAACGTAGACTCGACGGTACTGATAGACCGTGTCCTTCTTTTTCACAGCTTCACTGACAAGTCCCCACGTCGAGGACTTCTCTGTGTAGTAATACTTCTCATCCACATCATCTTGCAAGAGAGACGAGATTGTTGCCTTTGGGATTTCAGGAAAGTCCAAGGTGAAGTTGTCAAATGCCTCCTTCGACTTGAGACAGACAATGTAGATCCTCTCACGATGCTGAGGAACACCGGTAATGTCTGCTGTGTTAAGAACCTTGTACTTCACGTGATATCCTCGGCTCTCAAGATTTGAAACAATGGTTGCGAAGGTCTTCTTATCATCATGCGTAACCAAGTTCTTCACATTCTCAAGGACCACGCACCGTGGATTGTGGTAATCAAGGATCTCCAGAATCTTCCAGAAGACATTTGATCGCTTGTCCTCAAATCCCTCTTGCCTACCCGCGATACTGAACGGCTGACAAGGGAACCCACCCGTCAGAATGTCATGAGCCGGAATATCAGCTACATTAATGTCATTCAGATCCCCAAGCGTGAGTGAATGATCAAAGTTCGCATCATATACCGTCTTTGACCATGGCACCATATCGTTCGCAAATACACAGTCTACCTTGCCAGTGGATGTGAATGCGCGAGTGAAGGCACCCGTTCCTGCAAAGAGATCGATCATCTTGAGCTTCTCAACAAGAACATTGCGGATTTGCTTCTTCATATTGTTGTGTCTGCAGTTGGAGTATCAATTTCTGTTTTGAACGTAAATGTAAAAAGTTTTTTTTGGTTTTGGTTTTGGGTTTGTGTCTACTCCGAGTCAGAGCTCTCCTCCAGTGCCCCGAAGGCGTTGCGCGGGATCACGCGCCGAACCTGTGCCGGGCG